GTACTTGACTGCTGAAAGTTGTACATATCGCTCTACAAGTGTTTGAACTGGGTGATTCTTATCAGGGCGATCGATAGAAGGATCCACTTGCAAGCCACAGATCAAGTAGTCGCATTGCGTCTTAGCTTCTCGTAGCATAGCAACGTGACCTGCGTGCAATAGGTCGAACGTAGAACAGGTGAATCCAACTCTCATAGTTTTTCGAATCTTCCGTCTTCAAATCTAGATTTAGCCTGAATGAAAACATCACCGGTGGTGCTTTGGTAAACAACTGAAGGAACACCTTCATCACCAGTAACTTCTAATCCTTCGTACAGAACTGTGTACAAAAATCCAGTTCTTTTATGTCTATACACTTCTGGTGTTGCAAAAGTATCGTCTTTATCAAGATCCCATCTTGCCATTTATGTTTCTCCTCACGCAGCCATTTGACTAAAGTTTTTCTTTTTCTCGAATTTGATCGTGTGATCAAACTTGTCTGCTAATACATCACCTTTATGACTAATGATGAATACGTTTGAGTCAGCAGTCAACTCATTTACAATTTTTAAGAACTCATCTGTGCCTGCCTGATCAAGCGATCCATCAAGTACTTCGTCCATGATAAGAAGGTTTGTTGTCACAGAGTTGCGTAGGCGAGATACTGATCGCCATGTAAACATCAAAGCGAGATCGATACGAAGCTTCTCACCTTCACTAAAGGAAGCATATGAAAACTCATCACGGAAACGAGACAGGATCTTCTCGTTGAAGTTTTCGTCGAGTTGAAAGTCAACAAAGAATTCCATAGCAGCTAAATACTTGTTGATTAGCTTGTTCATGATTGGTACATATTGCTTAATGATACGTGTCTTAATGCCACCATCTTTAAGCATCGAACCCACAACAACCAGAGTTTCTTTATCGTCAGACAACTCCTTTTGTAGAACTACAAGTTCTTTCAGTTCTTCCTTAAAGCCATCAATTTTTGCGGTGTCAATTTCTGAAACGTCTTTTTCGGCATTGTCGAGTTCATTTTTAAGACCGACAAGAGTTGATTTAGCAATTCGGATATTTGCAGTATGATCATTTCTTGCTAGGTTAAGACGCTGCAAGTTTGATTCAACGTCTGAAATTTCGTCTAGCCTTTCTGCAACAGCAGTAATTTTTTGATCAATTGTTTGAAGTGCAGTTGCGATCTCAGTGATTTTACTGTGCTTTTCGTTGATCGTCGACTCTTTAAAATCATGTTCAATTCCCTGTTTACAGGTAGGGCAATTGTCATGAGCAGTATAGAATCTAACATCCTTTTCTAAAGTGCTTGACTTATTCACCAGATCATTCTTTAAAGTTTTAAATTGATCGAGCTTATCTTTCACGTTAGACTTATCACCGATGGTGGCAATCAAAGCAATAATCTGCTTGTCGAGTTCATCAGCGCTAAGTTCTTCTGACTCTATTAATTTAATTTTGTCGCGCATCTTTTCCTTGATGCGAGCAACTTCATTCTCTTTAAGCTTTCTGATTGACTCATTATGATCTTTTGCTGATTCAATCTTGTTTTTAACCAGATCAATCTTATACTTAACATCAACTGCGCCTGATTTGTTTAAACTTACCTTTTCCTTAAGTAGGTTATTCATGGTGCTGAAGATTTGAATATCGAGCAAATCCTCGATTACTTCACGACGGTGTTGTGCTGGAAGCTGCATGAATGGAACAAAGGTTGAACTACCAAGGACGACAACCTGACCAAACGACTTGTAGTTCATCTTCAAGACGTTCTCTTCAAGATATGCCTGATAGTCACGTGCTGAAGCGTCTTGGTTGAGTAACTCACCATTCTTCCAGATCTCGAAGATGTTTGGCTTCATACCACGCTTAATGATAAAGTCTGAACCGTTTGATGTAAAATGCACTTCAACCATAAGATCTTTTTGGTTGATTGAATTCATTAACTGTGGCTTATTGATTTTACGGAATGCTTTGCCATAGAGAGCGAATGAAATTGCATCAAGGATAGTCGACTTCCCTGCGCCGTTTTCACCGACAATAAGTGTACTCTTGTTACGGTTAAGATCGATCGTAGTCCAAGCATTTCCAGTTGACAGAATGTTTTTGTAGCGCACTTGTGTAAATGTGATCATGTATTAACCTTATTCTTTTTTCTTTCAAGAATACTATTGTATATGAATGCTGCTTGTGCTAATGAGGAATACCAATTGATGTGACCATCGTGATGTTGCACACCGTATTCCATTGAACCATCTTCGAGTTCACGTTCAACCATTTGTATTTTCATTTATAGACTCACGGCCTCTTGATATAAATCACGAAGAAACTGATTGACTCGTTCTTTATTTGCTTTGACCTCTAGACCATCGACATAAGTGCGAAGTAGCGACAAGGTATCCTGTGCCTCGTCGACTAATTCACTTTCGCCGATTGCATCAAAGCTTAAGTGGTCTTCAACAACCTTAATGTCAGCACAACCAGCAGATTGTAGCTTGTCAATAAACATGTCGAAGATGTACGGATTGTTCTTCTTTTTTACTATAACCTTAATGTACGTAGATGTCAACAAAGAAACATCGAGGGCATCAATATCTTCTACAGTGAGATCATCGTCGTTGTACTCAAGTTTGTTAAAGATAGCATAAGGGTTTAGAACACGTTCCATCTCAAGAGTCTGTGTATCGAATATGTGAAAGCCACGAAGACCAGCATAGTCTGTCCACGTCATTTCGTATGGTGCACCAAGATACGTGATATTTTCATGCGATGATGGATGATGGAAATGGCCTGAGTACACACCTAAAAACTTTTTGAAGTCTGCTCGATCTAAACCGTGATCAGACATTTGACCTTTCATCATTTCAAACCCTGAAAACTCAAAGTGGCCCATCAGAATTTTTGCAGACGTATCATGAAAAGCTTTTGCCGACGATTCAGCGTTAGTTGCACAGATCCAAGGTGAAAGCATGATGTCACAACCATCGAGATTAATTGTAACAGGATCAGCGTCATAGACATGATAGTTGCTGTATTCCTTTAAGAGCAAGTCAACCGAATTGACTTCGTTGGTGTTCTTAAAAGAAGTATCATGGTTACCTACTACACCATGAACTACGATATTTCTTTGTGCTAATTTGTCTAAAAACATTTCGCGAGTTCGCTTAAGCGTCACAAAGTTCACATATTTACGACGATCAAACAGATCACCTAAGTGAAGTAAATGCGTGATGTTGTGAGCATCTAAATACGGGAAAAACACATCGGTGAAAAATTTATCTTGATAGTCAAGAAAGACTTTGGAATCTCCGCGAACACCGAAATGTGTATCAGTAATTACTGCTACCTTCATTCTTCGGTTTCTCCCATAAACTTTTCAATTCCCTTTTTAGGCGCTGGTGGTTTCTTTTTGACGATCATAGCAGCCTCGTATTTTTCAACAAAATCATTCATATAATCGTTGCTTGATTCTTTGAGTGACGAACTATTGAAGTCGCTTTTACTACCACGTTCAAATGCAGTATCAGTAAGAAGCGAGTTCTCCATAACCTTATGTCTTACATAGGTCTGTTTCTTTTCTTTATGAATACGACGAATAAACGCAAACCAAATGACTTGAGTAAAATACGCAAATGGATTGCTTGATTTTTCTGGATCAAAATTATTAATACACATGATAGCGTTTTCAAGACCATCTGCGATCATATCATCTCGATATGTGTAGTTAATAAAATTGGGTTTGTATGCTAATCTATTAGCAATCTGGTAAATGCATTCGCCAATGTAGTTTGGAATTCTAGGTGGCTCTTCACCAGAATCTTCCGCCTCACGTACGGCCTTCTTGTACTTTACCATGGCCTCTAGAAATTCGACATTGTTAACGTAATTTCTTTTTCTTTTCTTTACTGTAAGGGTCATACTCCCTCCTTTTCTATATAATCAGTATATCATATTATGTGTTAAATGTCAACAACTTAAATTATTTTTCAGCTACATTTCATTTTGTTGTTGACATTTCCTGTAGCTGTGGTATAATCCTTATAAGGGTTGAAAATAATTAGTGTATCTTAGATAATCTGGATTCTGCAAGGGCATTGAATATGTCTTCTAGCTCATTTGTAAATTCAGAATCTTCAGATAGCTTTGATCTCTGTTCTTTCTCATTCATACTGTGTAGGAACTCTTCGTAGTAATCAATTGCTTTCTTATTCGCTAAGTTAAAGCAGATGTAATCATTCTTAGATATTTTAACAGCATTGACTTCAGAAAACATCAACCAGCTCTTGGCAAACATGCCTAGGCTTGGATCAATTATAATCGATATTGGTGTTATCACTTCGATATTCAGATCATCTTTTGATGCGAGATAACCTAATAGGTCTTCTCCATTTCGCATTTTGATATGTACAAGTTCCATAGTGTCATCCTTTTATGTCTACGTTGTATATCTTAAATTCAAATCCTTCATCATTATAGATTTTAACTCTTTCGACAAAATGTCTTACTGCAAAATTCTGTGTGTTCTTCCACTGAAGATCATCGACAACATCATACAATACTGCAGAAGTTTTACCTGTACCTCTTCGAAGCACTCTACCGATTGATTGTAGGTTTCTAATTCTGCCTTTTGATGGTGATGCAAAAATTAGATTGTCAAGTTCTGGTAGATTCACGCCCGTTGAAAAGGTTCCGTATGATGCACAAATGATATTACCCTTTGTCTTTCGTACATCGTGTCTGATAGTTTCCCGCTCTTCAGTTTTCACACCACCGTGAATAAAGTGTACTGCATGTTCCTCAGACTTATTTAGCATGTCGTATAATTGTTGTCCATGTTTATCAACGAATTGAAATAAGATCAGGGTGTTTCCAGGAAGATTCCACGCTAAATTACGGACAAACAAATTTCTCGATTGGTTTCTAACAATCCAGTCAATTTCTTCCTGATATGACTTGCCTTTGTTTTCTTTCTTAATCTCATCTGGATATTTAAGTACTAATGCCTTGATTTTGAAGCTAGCGAGAACATTATCATCGATGAGTTTCTTTGTTTTGGTAACAGTGAATACCGAACCAAACAAACCTTCTAATACTAATTTATGAGTCTGTGTGCCATCGAGTGTACCCGTTAATCCATAACGATATTTTACGTGAGGCATTTTTTCGAGAATTGATGTGAGCGATTTAGCTTTGAAGTTGTGTGCTTCGTCACCAAACACTACATCGAATTTTTCAAAGAAAGCCTTTGGCATCTTGTAGATTGATTGCCATGTCGAGATCGTGATTTCAGCATCAACATCTTTTTCCATACCGCCGCGAATCTTGTGTATGTCGAGTTTCTTTCCTTTGTTATATTCAACAAAGTCTGAAGCCATTTGGTCTACAAGAGAAGTCGTTGGTACAATCACCAGAATCTTACGATCTAACATAAGATGATGTGCCATAATCAGATAGATGATGAATGATTTACCTGACGCTGTAGGAGAAAGAAAGAGTGCACGGTTATGTCTGATTGCATGTACGATCGCATCATTCTGATAATCACGAACTTCAAATGCAGCGTCTACCTGTTTAGCTAAATCATGTCCAAAGTCTTCAGGTACTGCTTCAGTCTCACCGAGTTCTTTTGATACTGTGCACTCGTAT